ATGGGGGAGGAGCTCCGCCGGTACGTGCGCCTGGTGCTCGAGGTCGAGGTCGAGGTGGTCGACCCGACGGCGCTGCGCGCCGCAGTGCTCAAGAGCTCGTCCGACGCCGCGATCTGGGCCGCGGTGGAGCGTGCCGTCGCCGACCAGGCGGTCGCGGACGGGCCCCTGCGCGACCGCAACGAGCACGACGCCGCGTCGGCGGCCACGCAGGCGCTCTGGGAGTCGCGGGCGTGGCCGATCTTCGCCCAGCGCCTGCGCGCGGCCGGGCTGTCGACCGTCGCGTACAGCAGCTTCGTGCCGCGCATCCGCAAGGACGACGACCCGGACACGTTCCGCGCCCTGCCCGAGATCCCCGCCCGGCGCAACGACGGCACGGTGCCGCGGGTCGTCGAGCGGTCGGCGTCGGTCGAGCCGGCGGACCCGCGGGAGGAGGACGGGCTGTCGTGACCGCCGCGCTGTCGTGACCGCCGCCTTGCGGGCGCTCAGCCGCCGACGCCCACCTCGTTGAGCGGCGCGCCGTCGCCCTCCTCCGGCAGGTCACCCCGCTCGACGGGCTCCCCCGGGGCCGGCTCGTCGCCCTGCTCGACCGGGCCCTCCGGCTGCGGGACGTCGCTGAAGAGCTCGTCGAGCTCGCCCGCCGTGGGGACGCGCACGGAGTCCGCCGCCTGACGCATGGTCGCCGCGTCGACGTCGGACCCCTCGAGGCGCACGGTCGCCTCGCCCTCGGTGACCACGCACGTGTAGGTCGACCGCCCGGCGTCGGCGAGGGCGTCGCAGGCGTCGCCCGAGCCCGCGCGGTCGGTGGTCAGCATGACGGTGGACGCCCCGCCGTCGGCGGCGCGCACGTACGCGGCGGACATCCCGTCGGCGCCCGAGACGCCGACCGACTGGGTCGCCAGGTCGAAGCCGTCGAGGTCCAGCACGTACACGAGCTCGGGCGCGATGCCGGCGCCGGCGGCGCGCTCCGCGATCGCGTCCGCGTCGGCGGGACCGCCCATGCCGGCACAGCCGGCCAGCACGACGAAGCACGCCGCGACGGCGGCGGGCAGGGTGACGTTCCGGGGTCGGTGCCCGTCGGGTGTCATGGCGGCACGCTAGCCGATCGTGACGGCGGTCACGTCGACCATGGGGCGCCGGGAGGGGCGAGGGTGGGCCCCGTGGGGATCGAACCCACAACCCGCGGATTAAAAGTCCGTCCCGCACGGTGAAACCTGGTGCCGCCTGGTGCAGTCTCGTGCAGCGTTTCCGCAGGTGAAGGACTAGATCGCCGCGAGCGCCGAGCGGCGGGTAAAGCCTCGTGCAGTGTGGTGCAGTCGGCGTTTGCTGCGCATCTGCTGCGCAGCGGCCGCCGCCGGTGAACGCTTGGTCAGCGGCGGCGCACATCGGCCGGCGTCAGCCAGCACCCGGCGAACCGCGACCGCGGATCAGAGACCCGCACGAGCGCCAGCTCGCGGGTGTAGGCGTAGGCGACCGTCTCGATGCGCTCTTCGCCGTCGCGCTCCCACACGATCCGCGCCGTCACCGGGATGTCGCAGTCGATCTGCGAGCGCCGGGGCGGGATCTCCTGGGCGTTGAGGATCGCCTGGTGGGGGATCGGGCTGTCGCCGTACACGGGTTCAGTGTGCGCCTTCAGTTCGGAGAACTTCAGCGCTCCCCAACATGACAGCGCGGCACCCCTTCCCCTCCCTTCAGGAGGAAGCTGGGCGCACCCCGACAGGGTGTGCGTGGCGCCGAGGTCCGCGCGGCGACGCCGCGCGACGACTTCACCCCACCTGCCTGTCCACCGGACTAGACAAACGTCTAGCACCCTAGACATACTGGCGTCATGACCGCACTCGAGAAGCTCGCTGACCTCGCGGCCGCCGTCGCGACGGCGGAGCGTGACGCGCAGACCGCTCGGGACGAGCGCGACGCCGCCATCCGCGAGGCGCTGGCGGCCGGCGTCAGCGTGGCGGACATCGTTGCGGCCACCGGGCTCCACCGCCAGCGCGTCTACCAGATCCGCGACAGCGGCTGACCGAGCCGGCGTCACGCCTCCGTGGCGCCCTCCAACAACAGAGCGGCCCCGCCAGGTGCTGGAACACCGGACGGGGCCTCACCACCGAGAGATTGGCCCTCTCAATGGCTTCCCCGCAGCATAGCGGGGGCGCGGTGACACTGCCGCCCCCCGTGCGCATCAACGCCCACTCGCCCCTGTGGCGCATCGTCGACGCCCTCGCCGCCTCCGGGTGGGGCGAGCTGCGTGACGCCCCGCAGTCGGTGCGCACCTATCTCCTGGCCCTCGGCCGGCTCGCCGACGCGCGCACCGGCCTCGCCGAGATCACCGACGCCCAGGCCGCCGAGCGCGCCGGGCTGTCCGTGCGGACCATCATCCGGGCGCGCACCTGGCTGCAAGAGGCCGGCCTGCTCGAGCAGCTGCGCCGCGGTGCCCGCCAGGGACTGCGCGGCGTCGCCTCGCTCCTGCGGCTCGGAAAGCGCGCGCTCGTCGCGATGCTGCCCGGCGCCCGCGCCGCCAAGGACGCCCGCGCCCGGGCCCGCGCCGCCCGCCCTGGCGGCGCTCCCAACCTGACACCGCGACCGCCCTTCCCCTCCCTCAGGAGGAAGGCGGGCGCACCCCGCTGGGGTGTGCGTACCGCGCCGTCGACCGTGCAGAAGCAGCTCGTCGACGAGGCGGCGCACGCCGCTGCCAACCCCGTCCGCCCCGAGACGCTGGCGAGCATCCGCGCGATGCTCGCGCGGCGCAGCTGACCCGTGCCCTCGAAGGAGAGACCGATGCAGCACCGCCCCGCCCGGATCAACCCCGACACCCTGCCCGTGCTTGCCCTCGCCGTCGTGCTCACGGCCGGGCTCGCCGCGGTGTCATTCCTGCTGTCCTTCGCCGGACTGTCCGCCGTGTCCGCCTGGGCCGCCGTCCCAGACGGACTCACCTGGGCCGTCCCGGTCATGCTCGACGTCGCGATCCTCGTCTACACCCTGGCCGTCCTGGTGCACCGAGCCCGCGGCGAGCGCGCGGCCGGCGCCTGGGCCGCCCTGGCGCTCTGGACGTCCGTGTCCGTGGCCGCCAACGCCGCGCACGCCGCCGGCGTCCCGGACACCTGGCAGACGGCCATCGGCACCGTCGTCGCCGGCCTCGCGCCCGTGGCCGTGCTGCTCGCCACCCACACGATCGCCCGCCTCGTCGTCGCACCTGCGCCGGCCGTCCACGCGGCCGCAGACGGTCCGGTGGCCGTGCCCGACGCCGTCCCGGACGCGGACAGCGCGCCGAAGTCGGACGCCTGGACGGGAACGGACGCCGGACGGGCGCCGGACGCCGACCCCGTCGAGGTGCGCCGCCACCGTCCCAGCGCCGCGCGTGGCCGCGCCGCTGAACATCGCGCGGACGTCCTGGCGATGCGGGACGACGGACTGTCCATTCGGCAGATCGCCGAGCGGGTGGGGCTGGGCAAGACGACCGTCGCGGAGCTGCTGCGCACCGCGCCGGGATGACGGGTGGACGGCGAAGAGCGCCCCACCTCCCCGGGTAGGGGAGGCGGGGCGCTCTCAAGATTCCGGGATCTCCGGAAGCGGGAACTGCTCGGCGACAACGCCGGCGAGGTGATCGACCATGCGCTCGGTGGCGTCCTTGAACGTGGCCCACAGCATGTCGCCGGCGCGCTGGCTGAGGAAGCCGGAGCGCAGCAGCCCGACACGGATCACGTCGGTCTGCTCACGGTGGGCCAGGTGTAGCAACTCGTGCACGATGTCGTTGCGCTGGCCCTCGGGCGAGCGCTCGAGCCAGTCCTCGCACAGATGGATGCCAGCGACGTAGCGACCCTCGACAGGGTCGACGTGGGCGATGGCCCCCTCCATAGCCGGCTCGGCGGCGAGGAACGTGTCCCAGTGACCCAGGTGGAGCCCGTCGCGCACGCGCCAGATGCACTCCTGGATCGCATCGGCCTGGGCGGACGAGAGCTCGAGGACGGGCTCCTTCTCCGGCTCGGGCTCCGGCGCCGGCGCGCTGGACTCGTCGAGGCTCACCGTGCGGGCCCGGCCGAAGCGGCTGCGGCGAGGCAGCCGGCGCAGGAGCCGTCCGGCTTGCCGCAGTAGTCGCACTCCGGGATCTCGGGCGGCAGGTCCAGCGCGGCGCGCACGGCGGCGTCCTTGGCCTCGAGGAGCTTGCGCAGCGCGACGGACTTCTCGGGCCCGTCGGGCAGCGTCTCGTCGATCTCGAGGGCCAGCCCGTGGAACCGGGCCGAGGTCGTGCGCAGCGGTCCGGCCGACAGGTGGCCGTGCTCGAAGTACCGCAGGATCGGGCTCGCCACGTCAGGCCTCCCGCTCGAGCTCGCGAACAGGACCCCACCACGTCGCCTGACGCGCGTCGTCCGGCCGGACGGCAGCGGTGTACCCGCCGTCCCCGCTGGAGAGGCTCGTGATCACGCCGTGCGCGCCGCCAGGGGTGATGACCCGGTCGCCCTCCGCGAGCGCCGGCGCCGAGTTGGGCGCCGTGGTGATGACCTGTGCTCCGTCGGGGCTGGTCGTGGCTTCCTCGGGCAGGGCGGCGATCACGGAGCGGATCAGCGTGACGGCGGCGGCGCCGGCGGCCTGGCCGAGGATGGCTCGGATGTCGACGTCGCCGAAGCCGGCTGCGGTGCCGAGGGCGGCGAGGAGCACCTGGAAGAACGTGCGCGCCACGCGGTCGACCACGGCGAGCCACGGCGGGCGGCCGGCGCCGAGCTCGGGCAGGTTGGCCAGCGAGGTGACGAGGGACAGCACGACGGCGAACCCGACGCCCGCGAGGGCCTCGAGCGCGGCGCGGGCGGACGGATCGGCGAGCAGCGGCACGACGAACGGCAGCGCCGCGGCGAGCAGCGTGTAGAGGGCGCGCCAGCCGGCGGCGCGCCAGAAGGTAGCGGTCGAGATCACGGGTAGCCTCCGTAGGCGAAGAGTCGGAGCAGGGTGAGGACGGGCCAGGAGGCGGCCCAGACGACGAGCACGAACGCGGCCCAGCACGCGGCCAAGACGAGCGCGGCCGCGGCGAGCGCCGCGGCCGCGCGGCGAAGAGGGCGCACCTCAGATGCGCCCGGTGTTGAGTCGCTCCTGCAGGGCCTCGACGGCGGTGGACGGCTTCCAGAGCTCGCCGTCGGCCTTGGTGCCGAGGTCCTGCTGCAGGGCGGTGAAGTACTGCGGGCCGGCCTTGCCGTCGATCGCGCCCTTGTAGCGCCCGCGGTCGCGCAGGATCTCCTGGTGTCGGCGGATGGTGGGGGAGCCGCCGTCGCCGGTCTTGCCGGTCCAGTCCCAGCCGGTGGTGCAGCCGGGGTTGTCGTCGCGCCAGGTGGCCGACTGGCGGGAGACCTCGCCGTCGACGACGTCCATGTCGAGCACCTGCTGCAGCCGGGTGGTGGTGCCGGTGCCCCACTTGCCGTCGACGTCGAGCTTGGCCTGGCCGGACGGCGTGGGGGTCGGGGCGGAGGCGCCGCCCCCGCCGGAGACCACGCCGCCGAGCGCGGCGGCCTTGCGGGCGACGTCGTCCAGGCGCGGCAGCAGGTACGGGCCGGGGCAGGCGGTGGCCACGCCGTACTCCTGGTGGCCCTTGAGGCTGGCGCGCACCGGGGCGAACCGGTGGCGCTGGGCGATGTCGGCGTACAGGCGGATGAGGGTGTCCATCGCGGCCGCGGAGATGCGCCACTCGGGGGCGCCGGTCTCGTTCTGGATCTCGACGGTGATCTTGTCGTCGTCGTTCGCGTAGGCCGACGTCGTCCAGGCGCGGTACTCCTCCGGCACCGACCCGATCAGCGAGCCGTTGTTGCGGATGATGTAGTTCGCGCTGGCCGGGTCGTTCGACGTCACCAGCCGGCGGATGCCGGAGTCGTTGGTCGCGGCGTGGTGGTGGACGTTCAGGCCGTTGATCCGCACGCCCTTGGGCCGGGCGGACCACTTCTTGCCCCCCTTGTAGCGACCGGTCGGGGGCATGACCTCGTTCGTGAGCGGGCTGTAGACCATGGCGGGTGCCTCCCGGGCATGACGAAGGCCGCGAGCGCCCGGGGGCGGTCGCGGCCTGCTGGTGGGTGTGGGTGTGGGTGTGGGTGGGTCAGTCGCCGTCGGGCGGCGGGTAGGCGGGGTCGAGGTCGCGCAGGCGGCGGCTGGCGGTGGCGGCCTCGCGGCGGGCGGACTCGGCGGTGTCCTGCACGCGGCGCACGTCGCCGCGCACGCCCTCGAGTTCGGCGCGCTGCTGGCGGTTCTCCTCGCGCAGGCCGCCGATGTCGCGGCGCATCTCGGCCACGCCGGCGAGCACCGCGTCGAGCTTGGAGCCGAGGCCGTCGACGTCGTTGCGCAGGTTCGTCTTGTGGTCGTTGGCGACGTGCTCGCGCACCTTCTCGGTCTTGCCGAGCAGCTCGTCGAGCCGCGGCTTGAGCCACCTCGCCGCCAGGCCCAGAGCGACGACGGCCGCGGTGCCGAGCACGGTGCCGAGCGCGCCGAGCAGGCCGCCGGACGTGGCGACCTGCTCGGCGGCCTGCTCCATGAACGTCATGCCTCGGTGGCCTCCGCCGGTGCGGTGTCGGCGAGCTGGGCCTCGAGCTCGCGGACGCGTGCCTCGGCCTGCTCGGCGCGGGCCGTCTGGATCGCGACGGCGAACGTCGCATCGGACAGCTGGACGCGCAGGGAGTTCATGACGCCGTTGACGTCGACCTGCGTGGGCTCGTTCATGGTGTCTCCGTGGTGGTGAGGAGGGACTCGAGGATGGCCACGCGCTCGACCAGGGAGCGCACGACCGGGATGAGGAGCAGCGGCAGCCGGTCGTACATCACGCCGGTGAGGGTGCCGTCCTCGTCGTAGGTGCAGAACTCGGCCAGGCCGGCGGCCTCGACCTCTTCAGCGACGACGCCCGGGATGCGCGGCAGGTGCACCCCGGCGCGGGCGACGACGTCGGGATCGAGGCTGGCCAGGTCGTCGGTGGCGCGGACCTCGTCGAGCGCCGAGTGCTGACGGTCGTACATGCCCCGGTCGATCCAGTCGCGCACCGGGACGTCGAGCACCCTGGCCGGGTTGACCGAGGCGTCGATGTCGGCGATGTCGACCTTCGCGGCCCGCAGCGAGCCGTTGCCGCGGTAGATGCTCGCCCTCCCGGTAGGAGAGACGATCATGGTCAGCGGCTGACCGGCGGCGGTGGTGGCCGGCAGGTTGTAGAAGGACAGCAAGTTCGAGCGGGTGTAGATGGCGATCTCGCCGGAGGAGTTCGCCATGGAGATGTAGCCGCGGTTGGGCGAGCCGATGTACCAGGACCCACCGCCGTGCACCAGGACGCGCGCGTTGTCGTTGTTCGAGTTGCCCGTCGAGGTCTCCTCCACGCGCAGCTGCGCGTAGTTCGACTTCACGCCGTCGTAGGTGGTCACGCCCAACGCGAGCGTCGAGCGGAGCGCACCGTAGGCCGGGCCACGGATCCATCCGTGCTGATTGCCCTCGACCGAGTTCCACGCTCCGACGAGCAGCGCCAGCGCGCCGTCCTCGTCGTAGAACGACAGCTGGTTGTTGGTGTTGATCTGCAGCCGCGTCGTCCCTGAGGAGTCGTAGCCCAGGACACCGCTGAAGCTGGCATTGGTCATCACGCTCAGCCGGTTCCTGCCGGCGGTGTCCATGAGCCACAGCGCGGTCGTCTCACCGTTGACGCCGATCGTCATGCGGTTGACGTTGCGGCTGTCGAACATCCACAGGTTCGGGTCGCCCCCGGTGGAGCTCGTCAGCAGCGCGCGACTGCCGCTGTCCGCGGTCTGGACGGACGCACCGACCACCGAGCCACCCCGGATCGTGCCACCGACGATCGACGCGGTGTCGCCCTCGATCTGCACGGTCAGGTTGCCCGAGGTGTCGTAGGCGCGAAGCCCCGACTCGCTGATCTTGACGCCGCGGTTGGCCTGCGCCACGGACTGGATCAGCGCACCCGTGATCGACGCGGTGCTGCCTTCGAGCTGAACCGTCAGGTTGCCCGCATTGTCGTAGGCGCGAAGCCCCGACTCGCTGATCTTGACGCCGCGGTTGGCCTGCGCCAGCGACTGGATCAGCGCACCCGTGATGACGTACCCGTCCATCACCCCGACGATGAAGTTGTCGGCCGTCAAGGTGTTCGCCTTGACGTGAACGCCCTCGATCTCCTTGGCCTTGATGTGCCTGCCCAGGATGCTGCCGTCGACGATCAGCGATGCGTCGGTGGCGTTGGTCAGCGAGGGGTTCAGCACGAGGGTGTCGCCGGCCGTCTCACCCCAGTAGTTCTTGTCGAGGTAGATGGTGGCGGACGCGGCCGTTTCTGGCGCCTCGACGATGTAGTCGATGTAGCGGGCATCGGCGCCGTAGCGGTCTGCGGGCACGGGGTCCGACGTGGCCGTGCGGACTGACGCGCCGGCCGCGTCGTGGAACTGGATCGCCGCGCGAACCCGCCGCCCCGCCGCAGGGGCCTCGGGGAAGCTGCCCGCGATGCCGATACCAACCCGGAACCGGTAGCTCGACCCGGGGTCGACGTCGAACGATCCCACCCGGTTGTTGCGCGAGGTGCCGCCGAACCGCAGCGCGATGAACCCAGAGAAGGTGCCGTTCGTGCCGCCACTGCCGCGCGCAGCGATGACCCAGCCAAGGTCGGCGTCATTGAGCCCACGAATCGCGCTTCCGGTCCAGCCGACGTGCGGCTCGGTGCCGGATTCCGGGCTCCACGGGATCATGTTCGGCCCCGCGCCGATCAGCGCTTCGTTGGCCAGCACCTTGCCGGCGATCAGCTTGGCCGTCCAGATTCTCTGCGCGACCTGCGTGTCGACGGTGGCATTGCTGGCGAACAGGTTGGCGACGTCGGCACGCTGGAACGCCGCAGTGCTGGCCGCGATCTTCTGCGCCACGGCCTCGATGACCTCGGCCGACCCCGCCGTCAGCTTGCCGACGTCCAGCCCGGCGAGCACACCGTTGCCCAGCTGGGAAGGTGTCCACGTGCCCCCGGCGTCCCCGGCCGCGGTCTGTGTCCACTGCCCGATGACGACGCCGGACAGGCTGCCCTGGTGGCGGAACCAGGTGCTGTTCTGCGGCGCCTTGTCGTTCGACGTCGGAGCGGCGGTGGAGTGGAAGATCCGCGGGGTGCCCTTGGCGGTGGAGCTAGCCGCCGTCGCCAGCGAGCCCGCCTGCCCGGACTGCTGGATCGCGGTGGCGACCTCAGACTCGGCCTCGGTGATCCTCTCCTGGGCATTGGCGATGTCCTGCTGTGCCTTGGTGACCTTCGGGTTCAGCAGGTCGAGGTCTTCGCGGTTCTTCTCGATCGCCTCGGTGATGTTCTTGTCGATGTCATCGACGACCAGCGGGGTCGGGGTGGCGTAGTTCGACCAGGCCGACCAGCTCGAGGCGTTGCCCGAACGGTCCACCGCGCGAGCGCGGTAGCGGACCTGCTGGTTGTACGGCAGGCCGGTGACCAGGATGTAGCCGCCGGTCTTGTCGAGGATCGAGTCGACCGGGTTGGTCGCGCCCTCCTGGATCACCTCGACCCGGTCGAAGTCGAGCGGCATCGTCCCACCGGCGGCGGTCTTACCGTCCCACGTCACCCGCACCACGGCGCGCGACACCGACGCGACCGGTGCCGAGGGCACCGCTGGCGGGGTGACGTCGTCCTCCACGGTGACGGTCACGACGCTCGACCAGGCGCCCGGCACCGCGGAGTAGCGGCCACGAGCGCGCACCTTCACCTGCAGCACCTCACCGACGGCCACCGGCTGGTAGGTCGCCTGCGAGTCGTCCGCCGACATGACGACACTCCACGGCGCACCAACGACGTTGCGCCGCACCGCAACCTGGTAGTCGGCAATCTCCATCGCCGTGCCGTCGGTCGCGGTCGTGACGTCGCCCCAGTCCATCGACAGCACGCCGCGAGCGGCGCCGTCGGTGTCGATGTAGGCGTCGGAGGACACGACCAGCCCGGGCGGTGCGGCCGGCTGGCGCCGGTCGGGGCCCTCCGGCGCCGGGCGTGCGCCCGACCCGCCGTCAGCGGTAGCTCCGCCGGTGATGCCGGCCATGCGCTTGGCGCGGCGCAGCTCGGCGTCCAGCACCCGGTCGTTCAGCACGACCGACCCGCCCGGCACGCCGCCCTCGAGCGTGAGCGTCACCTGAGCGACACGTACCCGCTCGGCCTGGACGTTCGTCGGGGCGGTGATCCACTGCCCGGGCGCGTAGTCCACCATCGGCCAGAACTGCGCGCCGGACAGCGTCAGGCTGCGGGTGTACTGCGCACGTGTGCGCGCCCGCCGCTCGAGCTCAGCCTGCACGAGCGTGCGCGCGGTGCCGTCGTCGCTCACCCCGCCCTGAGAGATGTAGCCCTCCCACACGCCCCACGGCGTCGGCGCGGACGGGTTGTCCAGCGTGAGCGCCAGGCCGTTGTCACCGCGCAGCAGTACCCGCCCGACGATCTCCTCGAGCGACTCGTTCGAGGGCGCCTCACCCACGTCACGCCCCAGGTGCAGCCGCACCGACGCGGACCGGTCCGCCGCCAGCACCGTGTCGGCGTTCCACACCAGCAGCTGGCGGCCGCGGGTGCGCCAGTCGCACATACCCTGGGCGGTGAGGCTGTCGAGGACCTGGAAGACCTCGATGCCGGGCTCGAGGTAGAGGGTGACGACCTTGGCCCAGGCCTGGCCGGCGGCGTCACGGTTGGTGTCGAAGCCAAGGGTGACGGGCACGCCGCCGCGCGCGGCGTTCTCACCCATGAGGGTGGCGATGATCGTGCCGGCCGAGGCGGAGTAGAACGGGCGCTTACCGGCCTGGGAGTGGTCCTCCGGCAGGACGTTGCTCAGGTCCAGCAGGCGGGCCTTGCGCAGCAGCCAGCCGTAGGACGGCGCGGTGATCGTGACCGTCCGGGACTGGTCTGCCAGATCGTCGTCCTTGGCGATCCACAGGAACCGCCCGCCGTCCGGCTCGACCCACGCCCCGCCGTGGTCGGTGACCTCGACGGCCAGCTCGACGCCCTGCGACAGCGCGCGGTCCAGGATCGTGCCACCCAGCGCGAGCCGCGAGTAGGTCGCGCTCAGCGCCCCGGCGTCGTCATGGGGGAACGACGCCTCGAGCTTGAGCGGCTGCGGCAGCAGCCCGAGCCGCTCACCGGCCGGGGCGTAGGCCACCAGGCGGATGCCGAAGTCAGCCAACAGATTTCACCCTCTCTCGGCACACGCTGACCGGTACGGTCGCGGCCGTGACTGAATACCGCCTCGTGACGTTCGCGTTCCCTGCCAGCCAGCTACTGCCGCCCGTCGGCACGGTCAACGTGCGGACCATCGACTTCGCCGGGTCGATCCCCGAGCTCGCCGAGCACATGGACGGCTGGGAGGTCATCAACACCCAGCTGATCCCTGGCGGTGACGTCATCTACGTCACCTACTCGCTGCGCACGAACGTCGCCGTCCCTGGTGGGACGCAGGCGGTATAGCCCCGGCTCGGTCGGGTCGATCCTGATCGTCGGCAGCACGTGCACGCTGCCGGACCTCAGGTCCGCCACATGCACGTTCTGAGCGGCGATCAGCGCGGAGTCGAACGTCGGTCTCATGAGGGGTCTCCCATCGGAGCGGGCTCGGCCGGCGCCATTGGATCGCCAGGCGCGGGATCAGGTTCGGGGTCGGTCTCGGAGGCTGTCGCCGCGCGCATGGCCGCGTCCGCGGTGCCCTGAGCCGCGGTCGCGGCGGCCAGCGCGGCGTTCGCGAGCGCCGCGGCGTTCGCGGCCGCAGAGGTCGCGGCGATCGCACGCTCTTCCGCGGCGGCCGCGCGCGCCTCGGCTGCCGCAGCGCGAGCGGTCAGGTCGGCGATCGGGTCCTGCGTCGGGTCACCGTCCGTCGGGTCACCCTCTGTCGGGTCGGCCTCCGTCGGGTCGGCCGGCTCGTCGGTGGGTTCGGTGTCGACGACTTCGCTCACAGGTGCCTCCTCACAGATATGCGGGCGCGCCGCGCACCATCAGCGCGGTCGCGGTGGACAGGCCCGACCCGCTCACGCGCAGGCGCGCGCGCCGGTCGGCCGGGTCGGTGCCTTGCATGCGCGGCCAGATCTGCAGCGGACCGGCCGCTGGGTAGTCCAGGCCCGACGTGACGTCGGTGCCGCCGGTCCAGGCGGACGACGAGGCCGACCACCACGCGCGCAGCGTGCCGGCGTCCAGGTACAGGTAGCGGCCGGCCGTCAGCGCCGCGCCAGCCCAGGACAGGCCCGTGCCTGAGACGACGTCGGTCACCGCCACCGTCGTGGCCGGCCCGGTCACACGGACGATGGCGTCGGCGACCGGACCGGTCGACACCCCCAGGTGTGCGATCTCGACCGTGTCGCCGGAGGCCACGACCGTGGCCGGCGACGACGCGACTGGGCCGCGCAGGAACACGCCGGGGATCGCCAGCGCCACGCTGAACGCCGCCGTTTGCCCGGGGCGGAAGTCGTCGGGGGACAGCGACACGAGCCGTGCCGGAGCGCTGGCCGCGGCGCCGGCCGACCGTCGAGTGACGGTCAGGCCCGGCGCGGCGAGCAGCGCGACGAGCTCGGCCTGCGCTTCCTCGAGCGATGTCTGCGGCCCCACTGGCTGCAGCTTGAGGTTCAGCTGCGGCTCGTCGAACACGGGCAGCCCCGGCGCGATCACGCCGTGGCGCCCGGGTACGTCGATCGTCGCGGCGCGGACGCTGACCGGGGGGCGCCACAGGGTGCCCTTCTGGATGAACCAACGGTTGGCGTCCACCCCGGACAGCAGCCAGGTGATGTCTGCGGGCACGTCACACTCCGATCGCCGCGGCGTACTGCAGCGCCTTGTTGGTCGTCACAGACGTCGGCTCGGCCTGGGGGAAGTTGTTCGTGATGTGCTGCACGACGCGCGGACCGCTGCCGACGGCGTCGGCGTCCGACACCGTGCCCTCGAGGCCGACCGAAGAGAGGCCGCCGTCAGTGATCGCCGCGTTCGCCGCGGACATCACGGTGGTCGTGGCCGCGACCAGCCGGCCGCTCTCGTCGAGGACGCCCTGAGCGAGCGCGTCGACGATCGAGCGGCCGGAGTACAGCGACCATCCCTTGCCCGAGAACGGGCCCTCCTTAGCCGGAGAGAACGGCAGGAGATTTCGGGCCGCCTGCATCACGCCACCGACGGCGTTCTTGACCTTGCCGACCATGCCCTTGATGCCGTCGATCAGGCCGCTGATGATCTTCCGGCCGGACTCGGCAAGCCATGAGCCGGCGCCGGAGAAGAATCCGAGGATCCGGTCCCTGATGCCCGTCACCGTGTCGACGACGTTGTTCACGCCGGCGACAGCCGCCTGTCGCAACCCGCTCCAGATGGTCGAGAAGACGGCCTTGATGCCGTTCCACACCGAGCTCCACACCGACCGGATGACGTTGATCCCGGCGGTGATGACCGACCGGACGATGTTGATCGCGCCCGTGACGATCGCCTCGATGGTGTTCCAGACGCCGGAGAGGATCTGCAGGATCCCGTTCCAGACACCGGACCAGTCCCCACGGATGGCCGAGGTGACCACCTGGATCACGCCCTGGACGATCTGCATCACCGACGCGATGACGTTCGCGACCGTGTTGAACACCGTCTGCACGACGGGCAGTAGCGCCTCGATGATCGGGATCAGCAGGTTCCCGATCATCGCGACCAGCGGTGCGATCGCTGCGACGAGCTGGGCGACGATCGGCGCCACCGCGGCGATGACGGGAGCCATCGCCTGGAACATCGAGACGAGGACCGGCAGCAGCGCCTGCACCAGTTGCAGCAGCACCGGCGCCAGGGCCTGCACCACCGACAGGAACGCCGGCAGCGCGGTCTGCGCGACCTGCAGCAGAAGCGGCAGGACTGCCTGGATCGCCGTCAGCAGCAGCGTGCCGACCGCCTGGGCGATCGCCAGGACTACCGGGGCGAGCAGCTGCAGCGTCGGGCCGAGCGCCTGGGCGATCGCCAGGAAGATCGGCATCGCCTGCTGCACCAGCTGCAGTAGCGCCGGCAGCAGCGCCTGGACGGCGCCGAGCAGCACCGTGCCCAGCGTCGTGCCGATCTGATGCACCACGGGCGCCAGCACGGTGAGTGCCTGCGTGAGCGTCTGCCCGAGGGCGGCGACCACGGGTTCGAGCGCACCGGCCAGCTGGCCGACGATGCCGATCAGCGGGGTGATCGCCTGGATCACCGGGCCCAGCGCCGGCAGCAGCGTCTGGAACGCCTGCCCGATCTGGATCAGCAGCGGCGCCAGAGCCTGCACCGCCCCGACGAGCGCCGAGCCCAGGACCGGGATGAGCGGCTGCAGACCCATGAGCACCTGCGTGATCGTCGGCGCGAGCGCCCGCAATGCCCCGCCCAGGACGGTGCCGATGACGGGGCCGAGCTGGCCGACGATCTGCCCGAGCTGGCCGAGCAGGAAGCCCAGCGGCTGCAGAGCGGGCAGCAGCCCGGTGACGAGCCCCTGGATGCCCGCGAGCGCCGCCTCGAGGCCGGTCGCGACGACCGGCTGCGACAGCGCAGCAGAGATCCCAGTGAGGGCCGTTGCGAGGGTGGCTGCCAGGCCAGCCAGCACTGTGCTGATCGTCGGCGCGAGCGCAGCCAGCATGTTGCCGATCGGGCCGAGTGCGCCGGCGAGGGCCTGGGCGCCCTGGGCAGCGCCGGCGAAGATCGTCGACAACGCCGTCTGGAAGACCGGGCCGTTGACGATGCCGGCGATGGTGCCGAGGGTGGCGGCGAAGTTCTGCAGGCCGCCGCCGCCGGAGCCGATCGCCCGGAAGACGCCACCGATGATCGAGCCGAGGTTCTTGACGACGTCGACGAGGTAGCCGAACTGCGTCGCTGCGTTCTCGATCCAGGCGGTCAGGTTCCCGTTGGAGTCGGCGGTCTGGACCCACTCGTTGAAGCGGGTGCCGATCTCGCCCAGCCAGCGGCCGATCGCCGGGAGGTACTGGCTGCCCGTGTAGCCGAGCGTGGTGAACGCCTCGACGAACGGGGCCACCGCGGCGCGCGCCTCGGTGATGCTGTCGCGGACGTTGCGCAGGATGCCCTGCAGGACGCCGCCGCCCAGGTTGGACTGCATCGCCCGGGCCAGGTCGCCCGTCATACCACCGAGCGAGTTCGACACACCGATCATGCCGAGCCGCAGCTCGGGCAGCAGGGTGCGCGTCATCTCGATGATCGGCTTGCGCGCGGCGTCCCAGTAGCGCGCCGACATGACGTCGCCGAGCTCCTGCATGCTCGACTTGAGCGGGGCGAGCTGCTTGCCGGCGTCCTTCCACGCCACGATGAGCGCGGCGATGCCCGCGGCCGCCGCGGTGAAGGCGGCCGGCAGCATCAGGGCGAGCGGCGCGATCTGCGCGAGCGACGTGGCCAGCGAGCCGAGGCCGGCGACGGACTGCAGAGCGACGACGCCGAGGCTGCCGATCGCGACGGCGGTCGTGGCCAGCTTCGGCACCGCGCGGTCGACGTTGGACAGCGACGTCGACAGGCGCCGCACGGCGTCGCCGGCGACGCGGGCGCCGGACAGGGCGGCCAGCATCGTCGTGGCGCGGGCGGCCGCGCCGCGGCTGATCTGCGGGACGATCTCCGCGACGCGACGGCGCGCCAGCAGCGCGAGCGCCGTCGCGGCGACGCCGGTGTCGGCGTCGGCGTTGACCGTGACGTCGCGGTCGTCGGCGAGGCCGTCGATCTTCCGCGACGCCTCGGCGGTGTCGGCGGTGACGCCGACACCGGTCTTGGTCTTGGCGATGTCCTTGGTCAGCCGCAGCACGGCCTGGCGCGCCGGCTTGGTGTCGGCGTCGACCGACACCAGCAGGCGGGCCTGCTTCTCGATCCGGTCGAGGGACTTCTTGAGGTCGGCCCGGAACCGTGAGGTGTCCGGGATGACGCGGATCGAGACGCGCCCGACGGTCTTGCCGCCCGTGGCCATGCGTCACCTCCCGAGATGCTTCAAGAGCTCCTGGATGGACTTCGGCCGGATCACGCGGCGCCCGTCGGCGGGCGTCTTGAGCAGCGACGGCTTGGCCTTCTTGCCGCCCCACTTCGTGATCAGGAGGTTCGCGACCGTCACGAGGTACTGGGTGCTCGGCGTCCAGCCGAGCCAGGACGGCACCCCGTCGCCGCCGGTGACGTCCGGCGGGTTGTCGCGCAGGTGGGCGGCGCGGAAGCGGGACCACGGCTCGGTCATGAGCCCGTGGATCCGCACGAGCACCTCGCGGGGCTCGAGGTGGCCGGCCCACATCTGCTCGAGACGCAGGCCGTAGAACTGCTGGAAGTCTGCGACCAGCTCGACCTCGTACCGGTCGAGGTAGCCGCAGACGGCCGTCATTCCCCCACGGCCCTCGTGTACTTCGCGATGAGCGCGGAGAACACCTGCTCGGAGTGCTCGAGCCCCTCGGACCAGGCGACGTAGGCGTCGCGGTCGACGGCGATCGACTCGAAGAACTCGTCGGCGTCGGCGAGCAGGTCGAGCATCGCGGCCGCAGCTCTCGGGTCGTTCTCGTCGACTTCGCCGTCCTCGCCGGCGACGTCGCTCAGCTGCAGGCCGAGCTTGAGGAGGTTCGACCGGTCGCGCTGACGGAACGCCGTCGCCGGCTTGAGGGCGGGCACGCCCTTGAGCAGCTCGTCTTCGGCGATCTGCGCGTCGCGCTCCTCGAGGGTCCTGCTGGTGGCCGGCTTGGTGGCCGGCTTGCGGGTGGTCGACATGGTGCAGCCCTTCGTGTCGATGTGTGGGGGTGTGCAGCCCTAGGGGAGGTGGAGCCGCGGGCGGGGCAGGGCTGCATCCGGACCCCGCCCGCGGCGGCTTGTGTCAGGACCCGCTGACGAACGCCTCGGGCCCGTAGATCTCGAAGAGCCCCGGCTCGCCGTCCGGGGACAGGGGGATGACCGACTCGTCGGCGGCCTGGAAGGTGGCCGAGAACGGCACCTCCATGAACGTCTCGCGGTCCACCGCCGGGGCGTCCCCGTAGGTGAAGTTGACGTTCGGGATGTAGAGGCCGAACTTGCCGGAGTCGTGGGAGGCGAGCATCACGAGGGCGAGCTCCTGGCCGCGCTTGGCGGCGGGCACCACGACGCCCTTGCCGTCTGCGGTGTCCCAGCCGTTGTAGATCTTCTTGAGCGTGACCTTGTCGAGCTGGATGGAGTTGCCCGTGAGCGACCAGGTGGTCGTCTCGTAGATGGTGTAGAGGTTGGCCTGCAGCCAGGACCCGAGGGCCGTGGCGTCGCCGCCGTCGACGGACAGCTCCGGGGTGTTCTCCTCGGAGGTGTGCCCGAAGTTGTCCCAGTCGGCCGGGGCGGTGCCGAGCAGCGTGAACGCGGCGATCCCTCCGGTGGGCAGGGGCGTGTTCTTCGGAGCGGTGAAGAACGTGCCACGGCCGGGGATGGCGTAGGCGGTGGAAACGGTCATCGCGGATCTCCTTCGCGTGGGTGCAGCCCTCTTGCGCCGGAGATGTCGGGTGGTGTCACACGGAGCGACAGGTGAGGGTCCAGACCCCCGTGTACTGCCGGGTCGTCTTCGCGTTCGCCTCCGGGGTGGAGACACGCGACGGGATGGACTCGTCGTCCACCGCGTTGACGTGGCCGTGCGCGGTCGTGGTGCCAGCCCACGAGTGCACGGCGCGGTAGCCGCGGGCCGCGAGCGCCCACGCCTGGTCGGCGGGGCCGAGGAACGACAGCTCGAGGCTGAGGGTCCACAGGCCCGGGCCGTTGCCGACCTGGCCGTCACCGGAGACGGAGTAGATGACCGCGGGGAAGGTCAGGTCGGTCTCGTACTCGGAGGCGACGTAGGCGTCCGAGAACGCCGCGGTCAGCAGGTCGAAGACCATCGACTCGGCGTCGATGAGCGGTGCGGCGTCGAACATCAGCCGCCCTCCGGCATGTCGTTGTAGGCGTTGCGCATGATGTGCAGGCCGGGCACCCACTGGGTGCGGTCACGGTTGTGGACGTGGCCGAACTCGACGTAGGCGGCCTCGGGGTGGTCGAGCACCACGAGGCGGTCCTTGCGGGACCGCTCGACCTCGATCCGGCCGGCGAGGGAGCCGTGCCCGGCGGCACGGGCCCGGGCGAGTGCCGCGAGCTCGTCGGCGACGGCGTCCATCTCGGCCGAGTCGCCGGCGATCTGTGCCGCGTCGATGTGGGCGCGCTTGAAGACCTCGGCCACGTCACGCCCCCTTGACCCGCTGGATGAGGATCTCCCAGTGCGTCGTCCGCTCGGAGCCGTCGAACTCCTGGGGGTCGCCCTGCGGTTCGTACTCGTCGCCGCGGAAGGTGATCAGCGAGTGGACGTCGCCCGGCCACGTGCGGGCGATGACCCGCTTGAGCGTGCTGACCTGCAGGCCGTCGGTGTTCGTCTCTGTGGCGGAGCTCGACCGGACGGTACAGGGCACCTCGACGGGGTCGCCGTCGAGCCGGTACTCGGTGCCGTGCGCACCGCGCACGAGCCGGCGGTTCTGCACCGTGACGACGTGGCGCGGCCGGTTGAGCATGCTCACCGGCCCCACCCCCGGTCGGCGCTGAGGCCGATCGTGCCGACGACTGGCGTCGTCGTGCCGCGTAGCACCGTGAGGTCGTTGTTCGTCAGCCACATGTCGCCTGACGCGACCGTGGCCGAGCGGGTGTAGGAGTAGGTGCCGTCCGACTCCGACCGGTAGCCCTCCGGGTCGCGCAGGACGCGCAGCACGACGTCGCAGACGGTCTTGATGTAGGTGCGTTGCGAGAGCTGGCCCGACTGCAGGCGCCGCTTGGCAGCGGGCACCATGTCGTCGATGAACGCGACCGCGTCCCCGATCTTCGTCATCAGGTAGGCGTCGCTGTAGCCGGCCAGGACGTCGCCCTCAGCACGGTCCCGCAGCTCCTTGAGCCAGTCGATCTCGGCCATGGGCCCTCCCCTCAGACGGGGAGGGGCTGCATGCCGCAGCCCCTCCCGCACGCGTGGTGACCGGTCAGGACCCGGAGACAGTGACCGCGGCCGACAGGGTCGCGTTGGCGCGCTCGACGATCGGCAGCGCGATGCCCGAGACGAGCACGTCCAGGCCCTGCGGGTCCTCGCGGGAGAAGGCGCCGGCGAAGATGCCGGCGCGCTCGCCCTCGGGGATGCCGTAGGACGGCTGCAGCGACTCGGCCGGGATGCCGAGGTCGGTGGCGCCGAGCGAGCCGCCGGCCACGCTCGAGCCCGGCGACGGCAGCAGCACGAACGTGCCGGCCGGGAACACCGGGCGGCCGAGGTCGAACCCGCTGTAGGCCTGGTCCACGACGGTGAACTGCGTCAGACCGTACTGGGCGAACACGCCGCGCACGTCGTCGTAGGACACGCGGCCCGGCAGGTTGCTCGTGCGGCCGAGGGCCTGGCCGATCACCTGCTCGTTCTTGGACAGCGTCTCCATCACGTCGAGCGTGAGCAGCGCCGCCGTCGGGGCCGTGCTGATCGCGGCCACGCGCTGGATCCAGCCGATCACGTCGTCGACCGGGGTGGCGTTCGCGGCCGTCCACGGGACCGACGGGACGACGGTCAGCGACGGGTCCCGACCGAAGTCGATCGACGCGGTCAGGCCGTTCTCGCTCAGCACGAGCTTGCCCGTGCGCAGCGCCTCAGCGCGGGCGAGCTCGAGGCGGAACGCGACGCCGCGGCCCAGATCCTCGGCGTACCGGTCCAGCCGGGCGCCGATCGCCTCCGTCTGGCCCGACAGCTGCAGCTCGGCGAGCTCCGAGACGGGCAGCTTGCGGCTGATCGGGGGCAGCTTGCCGGACTTGCGGATGCCGCCGCCGGTGCGGCCGTAGGGCGCCTCGGTGTCGAAGGCGCGGAACTCCGCGACGTCGACGAGGCTCTTGGCCCCCGCCTCGAACTCGAAGTTCAGCGACGGGTTCTCTCGGTTGGGCAGGTACGCGCTCAGCGGCAGGGCGTTGGACACCGCGGCGACCGCGGCCCGCGCCGCCGCCGTGAGCTCGACCGCCGAGCGGTAGTCGGTGTTGAGCGGCATGTGTCAGGCCTCCTTGTAGTCGACGCCGACGAACACGAAGACGCCGGTGGTCTTCGTGGCGGTCGACAGGTCGGGGCGGGTGGGGACGTGCGCCGGGTCGACGATGCCGTGCACGAGCAGCGGCGCGTTGAGCACCTGCGTGGTGACGCCCGAGAAGTCGGCCTCGAGCTGCTGCGGCTCGAGGAGGAAGCCGGCGAGGTGCTGCCGGCCGTCCGAGGCGTCGGGGTCGTAGGGGCCGTAGGTCGCCTGACCGGTGACCTTGCCGAGCGGCAGGCCCGACGGCACGACGCCGTTGGCGTCGTAGTGCGTGCCGGCCTGCAGCAGCTTCACGTCGATGGCGGCGGGGATGGCGTTGTCGCGGCCGTGCTTGGAGCGCAGCCAGCGGTAGTCGCCACCACCGGTCGCCGACGTCTTGATGGAGAAGTCGGACATCAGTCCTCCTGGTGGTTGGTCGTGTACTTCTCGGCGTACTTCGCCTGTGCGGCTGCGACCGAACCCGCCCGCGAGTCCCCCTGCCGGAGGCGACGGTGGTTCATCGAGTACGGGTCGCGGGGTCCCCTGTCGGGGGCTCGCTGCGCGAACGCGTCGAGGATCGACTGGACCTTGGCCTCGTCGACCTCGCCGTCGTCAGCGAGAAGCTGGGATGCGTCGAGCACGTCGGTGAGCGCGTCGATCGCCGTGCGGCTCTCCTCGTCGCCGGGGTCGTAGACGCCAGCGGCCGCGGCCGCGGCGCGCACCGCGTACCGGACGGCGACGCGCTGGAACTTCTCGGCGCCGAGGTTCTCGCCCTCGCGCCGGGCGTCCTCGCGCACCTGGTCGAGGTCGACGTCGTCGCCGGCCTGCGCCTTGATCCGCTCGAGCTCGTCGGCGGCGTCCTGTAGGCGCACGATCTCCTTGGCGTCGACGCCGGTGGCCTTCCAGCGTCGCTCGTTCACGCGCGACTGGTGCCGGTAGTAGGCCACCTGCTGCTCGAGCGTCATGTCCCTGACGGGCGTGTCCGGCGGGAACCCGAGGTCGTCACAGTCGCCGCCGTCGTCGTCGCCGCCCTGGTCACCGCCGTCGCCGCCGTCGTCGTCGCCGCCCTGGTCACCGCCGTCGCCGCCACCGTCCTGGCCACCCTCGCCGTCGCCGTCCTCGCCGTCGCCGGCGTGCATGACGGCCGAGCCGAAGGTGCGGCGGTGGAAGGCGAGCAGGGCGTCGATGCCGCCGGGGGCGGTGATGTCGATGTGTGCGGTGCCGGGCGTGTAGGTGCACGGGGCGGCTGACGTGTCGTCTGCCATGGCGGGTCTCCTTGTCAGGGGATGGGTGGGCGTGGCGCCCGGGTCAGGCGGCCTGCAGGTTGGCCGTCATGCGCTCCACGAGGGCGCGGTGGTACCGGAGGGCCTCCGGGTTGGCCTCGACGGTGTAGTCGCGGCCGAGGTAGGTGAACGTCTGCGGGCGGCCGGTGGCGGCCGCGCGCTCGAGCTGGTCGGCCCAGGTCTGCGACGTCTCGCGCATGCGCTGCCAGGAGCGGTGCTGGTCGTCGCGGTTGGGCTCGCGGTAGCGGCGGTGGCCGGCGGCGGCCGGGCCGCGGTGCTTCTGGCCCTCGGGCGCGAGGATGGGGCCGAGCTCGCCGTTCTCGACGGTCTGGATGCGCACGCGGGCCAGCTCCTGCCGGCCGGTGCCGCCGGCGGCGCCGTACAGCCGCGCGAGGTCGTCGTCGTTGAGCTGCAGGCCGGGGTCCTCGTCGCCGACGATCGGCAGCGTCTCGCACCGGCACCGGTCGTGCATCGGCATTAGGTCGCGCACGCTGTAGAAGCGGCTCGCCGCCGCGATGCACAGGCCGCACGTGCCCGAGGTCGACAGCTCGGGGTGGATGACGCGGCGGTAGCCGGTCACCGTGGGCGTCGCGGCGTAGGTGTCGCGCTGCTCGCGGTTGTCGATCGCTCGCACGTCGGCCTCGACGAGCTGCTCGATGCGGTCACGGACGGCGTCCATGGCCTCGCCCTGGTGGCCCTGGGACCATGCCCAGCGGCCGGCGGTGGCCGGCCGCTGGTAGGCCTCGAGCGTGGTGGTGTCGAAGCGCGGGTAGATGTACTCGACCGGGTCGATCTGCGACGGCGCGGCGTCGAGCGAGCGCAGCGCCGTCATCGCGTAGGACCGGCTCTGTCGTTGCGCCTGGCGCAGCGCCGACTCCACGAGCACGGCCGACCGGGCGGCGCGTCCCCAGGCGAACGTGTCGTCCCACAGCTGCGACGGCGTCGCCGTGGCCCACAGGTTCCACAGCGCGGCGATGAGCTTGGTGACGAGGGCGTCGTAGGTCTGTGCCTTGCGTTCAGCTACCCGCTGCAGGTTCGCCGCCAACCTGGACCACCTCCGCGAACTGCTCGTCGTCGAGGTCCTGCTCCGCCTGCTGGATCTGCTGCGGCGTGAGCTGGTAGATCTCGCGCCAGATCGTCTTGCGGGGCAGCGTCGTGCTGGCCTGCGAGGCTGCCTGCGCCTTCTCGGTCCACGAGGCCCGGTCGACGGGCGCCCAGATGACCTCGAAGTCCCCGCGCGGCGTGCCGGTCGCCTCGAACGACAGCTCTATGAGCGTCGCCAGCGCGTCACCGGCGAGCGCGTTGAGCGTCTCGACCTTGAAGAGGATCGGCTCGCGGGTGAGGTTGGCGCCCGCAGCCGAGCCGTCGACGGCGTCGGGCGAGAGGATGTACGCCGGCGTCGACGAGGCGATCGCCAGCGCCCGCAGCTCGTCCTTGACCGTGGTCAGCAGCGGGGAGATGTCGGTGACCGCCGACTCCTCGACTTCCGTGCCAGAGGGCAGCCGCCACATGGCGGCGGGGCCGGCCTGGAAGATCTCGTCGTAGGGGATCCGCTGGCCCGCGAGCGGGTGGTCCGCCGGGTAGACGTCCGGCAGGTCGCCCGCGATCCACCGCTGGCGGAACGCCTGCATCACCGTGATGCACAGCCGCTGGAAGATCGTGTGGTTGATCCGGTCCAGCGTGTCGAGGTGCGGCTCGAACTGGCCGAGCCCGTCGGGCGCCGAGAACTTCACCAGCGGCACCCGCGACAGGCCCAGCGGCTCAGCCTCGCCGATCCAGTCCCAGGCGCGGCCGGGGTACCAGCGAGCGCCGCTGCTGGGGATCGACGAGACGCTGCCGGGTCGCACGGCGGTGCGCGAGTACACGCGTCCGTCCGGGCCCTGCCGGTAGAGCGTGATGACGTCCTGCCGCTCGAGCGCGTCGTAGCCCACGACGATGCCGGCCTCGACGTTCCAGGGCTCGCCCGGGGCTGTCTCGGCGCAGGTGGTCCACACCGACTCGTGGTGCATGCCGCCGTCGCGGTCGACGCTGGCGTAGCCCTCGCCGTAGATGCCGACGTCGGTGAAGATGCTGCGCGCCTGGATCGCCATGTGCGAGGCGTTCCAGCGGGCCATCGCCTCGGCGTCGCCCTCGGCGTCGCCGGCCGTCGTGGTGCGGAAGCCGAGCGGCTGCTGGCGCGAGACAGGCGCGTCGACGATCAGCCGCGCGACGTTCAGGCGGCCGAGGTTGACGAACCGGCGGTAGGTCTCGCGCATGACGTCGTTGCCGCCGTCGGGCACCTGGATGGTGCCCTGGTGGTGGGCGCGCAGCTTGGCCTTGCGCGGGAACGACGCGCCGAGCGCCGTCGCCAGGCGCATGAGCCACCACTCGTCGGTGCCCGGGACGTCGGTCTTGTACAGCACGTGCGACCTCCCTAGCGGATGCGGGCGGGGATGAACGACGCGGTCTTGGGCTGCTCGTCGCCCATCGCCAAGAAGCGGGCGCGGCCCTCGAACGCGAGCGTCGCGGCCATGGCGGCGTCGATCTTGCGCGGCGAGTTCTTGGTGGCCTTGCCGATCAGCGTCCCGGCCCGGCGCCGCCACTCGTGCGCGTTCGTGAAGTGCCGCAGGAGCGTGCGGTCGCCGAAGATCTGCGCCGTCTTGGCCTGGATCGCGGTGTGCAGACGCTCGAGCGCCGCGATCATCGGCGCGTCGTTCTTGGTCCAGAACTTGATCGCCGACTTCCCGGACTGCTTGAGCCTCAGCCGCTCGCCGTACTCGCGCTCCCAGCGCTCGATCCAGTCCTGCCAGTAGGGCGGGTCCGCGAAGAACGCCACGACGTCGAACTGCTCGAAGGCCTGCGCGACTGCGGCGTCGAACGACTCCTCGTCCACCGACCAGTCCTTGGCCTCGGGCCCATCCGGGCACTCGGCCACCAGGAGCGGGAACAGCAGGCCGTCCGACACGCGGCAGCCGACCAGCGCCGTCGCGTCGTTCGTGACCGCGCCGTCGAACCCGAGCGTGATGCGCTCGCCCGGCTCGACGACGTCGCGCCACGCCTCCGCCTCGCGGCCGGCGGCGACCGCGCGGTCGTAGACGTCCTGGTGAACCGTGACCGGCGCGAGCTGCGCGTCGGTGACCCACGCGTTGCGCGACGAGGTCTTGGCGTTGAGGTAGTACCGGATCGACTCCCGGGGGGAGTGCCGCGGGTCGAAGATCTTGTCGATGATCGACTCGAGCGAGTTCCAGTCCATCGCCTCGCCGTAGGCCTCGATCACCGCGGCCCGCAGCTTGTCCTCGTCGCCGAGCTCCTCCTCGCCCAGCGGCGAGAAGCGGTGGTCGAACAGCATCCGCGAGCGCCGTGCCCGGCCCTCGGCGATCGCCTGGGCGTACCGGTAGGTCTGCTCGGCGATCGAGTCCGCGTTGGGCTCGTACATCGTGGTCGTCTCGAGGTACCACGGCTCGGCCGAGCGGCCGCGCTTGGGCAGGTTCCTCGTGACGGTGCGGTACATCGCGTGCAGCTCGCGCGATTCGTACAGGTGCGTCTCGTCGAAGACGGCGAACGTCTCCTTGCCGCCGTCCTTGGATGCCGAGCCGCCGGTGGACGGCCGGATCTCGCCGCCGTTGTGCAGCAGGATGCGGGTCTGGCCGGCGTCGAGGCCGTAGGCCTTGAGCGCCGAGAGCGGGCCCTGGTCGAAGTTGCGGTGGACCAGGTCGTAGACGTTGCCGGTCTGGCCCTCCTCGGTGGCCATGATCCGGACGAACGGGTACTTGTTGGGCCGGCCCATGGGCTCGCCGGGCTCGTAGGTGTACGTCTCGCCGAGGAACTCGAACGTCTCGCCGCCCTCGGCCCAGCCCTCGAACCGGCACGGCCCGACGGCCTCGAAGATCGCGAGCTCGCCGGCCAGGCCGGACTTGTTCGCGCCCTTCGGGCGGGAGAAGAACGCCGAGTCGTGCAGGCGGCGGCCGGTCCGGTCGAGGGCGTAGCAGTCGACGATGAAGCCGGAGTACTCGTCCCCGTGGCGGATCGGCTCGCCCTCGACGTCGCCGGGCCCGTGCACGACGAACGTCTCGATGAACCACAGCGCGAGCCAGCCCAGCGAGCGGGAGCGGTCCAGGTCCGGCCCCGTGATGAGCTGGCGCCCCATCAGCCGCCCTCGGTCAGGCGGCGCCGGCGGTCGCTGATCGACGTCACGGTGGCCGACGCCTCGCCGACCGGGGCCTCCTCGGGCGTCTCGATCTCGACGCGCAGGCGAAGGCGGTCCTCGGGGGTGGCGCCGAACTTCGCGACGCGCAGCCGCACCTCGGAGGCGAACTCCCACTTCTGCCGCGACCACATGACGTGGTGCATCAGCGCGGTGTCCAGCAGGAAGTCCCAGTCGGGCCCGGACAGCATGCGCGAGGCCTGCGGGGAGGTGCGCCAGCTGTCCCACCAGCGGCGGGTCTGCGGGTGCCACTCCTCGCGGACGATGACCTCCTTGCCGTCCTGCACGAGCGTGTCCGTGATCGGCAGCACGTCATCGGGCAGCTCGGGGCCGCGCGGCTCATCGCCGGCGACGAGCTTCGTCTTCTCGGGCTCCTTGTTCCGGCGCACGGCGCCGGGCTTGGGCGCGGGACCACGTCCAGCCATGAGTCGGCCTCCTGTCGGCGGCGGTAGACAACACGCCGTGTCGGCGCAGCGTCAGATCCCCCAGACCCGTACAGACAGCGACCAGCAGAACGCGGAGCGGTCACGGGAGAGGGGGCGGGGGAGGGGCCCCTGACCGGGGGTCAGATCAGGCCGGGGTGTTGAGGCTCGGCACGACGTCGCTCGGCTGCCGCCTTCGACGCCATGCCGCCTTCCATCGCGCTCTTCTGCTGGTGGTGCCAGTCGCAGAGCGCCTGCAGGTTGCTGTCGCGGTGGTCGTCACCGCGGTGGATGTGGTCGACCTCGGTCGCGTAGGCGCCGCACCGCCGGCCGGTGTCCTCACGGATCCAGCGGCACGCGTGACGGTCGCGCTCGAGGATGCGCGCGCGGATCTGTGGCCAGTTGCGCGGCAGCCGACGCCGCCGGGTCGAGCCCTTCCAGCCCGTGGCCATCAGCCGGGTCCGAGCGGGTTGTCGCCCTTGCGCTCGCCCGGCCACATGCCGGTGACGTCGTGGAACCACTGCGAGGCGGTGCGCTTGGCCATCGGTGCGCTCATGTACTTCACCAGGTGCCGGTACAGCGCCGTCCAGGGGTGCGCGCTGGCGACCCACTTCCGCAGGCCCGGGCCCTTCGTCCAGTACCACTTGAGGTAGCCGCGCGACCCGGGGCGCGGGTCCGCGACGGCGTCGACGTGTCCGGTAGCCACGGTTCACCTCCTAGCGTGGAGGACGGCGCTACGCGGCGACGCGCCAGGCTCTGCGGGCCTCGCGTCGAGGCTGGCCGTCCGGGTGCTGGGTGACGGTCGGGCCGTCGAGGTGGTCGACGAGCGACGGCCACGTGTAGCGGACGGGCGTCGCGGTGCGCTGGCACCACGACGTCACGGCCTGGTCGGTGGGCAGGATGTCGGCGCGCAGGTGCGCGAGCAGCTCGCGCGCGGCGCGGCGCGGGACGGCGAAGCCGACGGCGTGCCACAGCGCGTCGGCGGTGATCCACCGAGCGCCGACGGCGTCCGCGTCGGCGACGAGGCGCCGGACGACGGGCTCGTGCGCCGCGGGGATCGTGCCGGCCCAGCGGCCCGTGCCGAGGTAGAGCGAGACGACGGCGTCGCCGGCGTCAGCCAGCGCGGCCGCGAGCTGCGTGCGGAAGCGGGGCGCCGGCACGGCGTCGTCCTCGAGCAGGACGAGCCAGTCGGCGTCGACGTCGAGCAGCGCCTCGAGCGCGGCCTGGTGGTTGGCCTGCTCGCCGCGGCCGTCGACGTCGAGCGCCAGGACGTTGCCGGCCACGGCGTCGAAGAGGTCGGACGCCATGGCCGCGCGCGCCGGGTGCGCGACGACGGCGATCGCCACGCTCACTTGTGTGCCCACCATGAGTGCTCCCCGGGCCTGCCGCTGCGGAAGACGTTGCAGACCGCCGGGCCGGTGAAGAGCCGGTCGGCGAAGTGCGTGTAGGCGACGTAGTTGAAGGCGCCCATGTCCGTGCCGAGCTCGCCCGTCTCCCAGCGCTGCACCTTGTCGATCTGGTCGTCGCAGAACATGCGGACCATGCGGCGGGCGAAATCGAGCACCGTGGCGCGGTCCCCGCCGACCAGGCCGGCGTTCAGCAACTGCAGCGTCGGGTTCGCCGCGAAGAACCCCTGCAGCGTCGCGTCGGGGTGCGAGCGCAGGAGCCACGGCGACTGCAGCGTGGACTGCTCGCAGCCGACGTAGAGCACGCCGGGGCGCATGTGCTCCCACGGCGGCTGCGTCATCGTCACGTCGGTGGCGTCGACGTGCCACACCCAGTCGACATCGGGGTGGTCGCGCAGCCAGGCGACGACGTTCACCCACCGCTGGAAGTCCGTGCGGATCGCCGCGCGCGAGGGCACCCACTCGACGCCATCGCGCTCGGGCGGGGCGTCAAGGTCGGTGAACACGACCGCCGGCGCGTCGAGGGAGTCCAGCAACTTCGCGGCGCTGTGGGCGCCGAGGCCGGTCACGGTGCCGCGCTGCGGGTCCTTGACCTTCGTGTAGAGGTCCGTCAGCACAACCCGCCGCGGCGCCCGGTACGGCACGAACACCGTCTCGTGCCGGCGGTCGATCCACTGCTGCCGACCCTCGCCCTGGTCCCAGCGCAGGTCGTCCTGCGTCGCGGTCGACTGGACCTTCCCGCGCTCGTGCCGGTCGAGCTCGTAGAACAGCTCGCCGTCGGTCGCCGCCGGCACGTCCTGGTAGCGGAACGTCGTCAGCCCGCGGGCGAAGATCCGGTCGGAGAGGTTCACGTGCTCGCGGCCGTACTTGCCGAAGGCGGGGTCCATGCCGCCGACCTCGTCGACCACCCGCCGCTCGAGGTAGAGCACCGTGCCGCCCACAGCGTGCGTCGAGACGACGTGCTCGTCGCGGTAGTGCTCGACGAGGTCCCACGAGTGCGCGTAGTGCGGCTCCGGGCCCTCGACGTAGGGGCGCCACCAGTCGGCCACCTTGGGCCAGGCGTCGTCGTCGAACAGGAACAGGTGCTCGACGTCGGCGTCCATCAGCAGCTCGATGCTCTTGTTCTTGGCGGCCGCGATGCCGGCGCGCTCGTCGAAGCGGTAGTCCGCGCCGTCGACGGGCTTGTCGGACGCGTCGTCGACGACGAACATCACCGCGCCGGCGGGCAGGTACTGCCGCCAGGCGTCGAGCGCTCGGGCGAGTACGTCGTGGCGGTTGCGGGTCGTGATCGCGACCCCGATCCGCGGGGCCACCTCCACCGCGCCGGCCGGCACGTACCGGGTGCCGTTGACCACGACCTCGTCCACGCGGGCCTCCCTTCGCGACGGCGGGTTCACCCGCTTCCTGCGCTGCACAGTCGTTCGCGGGCCCGTGCACCGTCGGTACGCTCGGGCACGCACCGACCACGCGACCCCACCGGAGAAGCACAGATGTCTGACGCGCCCCTGCTTGAGCTCACCTCGCACATCGCGGGCAAGAACGCGACCGTGCGCGTCTACCCGGACCGCGTCGAGTGGGAGCGCGGCAAGACGGTGTCCGGCGGGAAGGTCACCGCCGCCGTCCTGACCGCCGGCGTTTCGGCTCTGGCGACCGGCCTGCGCACCCGGAGGGGTGCCGGCACGGAGGTCATCGTGATGGACGCGATCACCTCGGTGACGACCCGACGCGACTCGATGTTCAACGACGTCGTCTCCGTCATCACCGGTGGCAACACGATCGACATGCGTGTCTCGCGCGACGAGGGCGAGCGGCTGAAGTCGACGATCCTGGCTGCGAAGGCCGCGAGGGCCGGACACCACGCCGCCGCCTCTACGCCGGCGCCCGTTGCCACGCCGGCCGCTCCCTCGAGCAGCGACCGACTCCGCGAGCTCGCGGACCTGCACGCCGCCGGCATCCTGACCGACGAGGAGTTCGCAGCGGCGAAGGCCAAGGCACTCGGGCTCTGATCTCGGGAACGACGAAGCCCCGCCGGTGATCCGGCGGGGCTTCTACGTCTGTTTCAGGGCGCGAACGAACCCAGAAGCGTTTTCACGAGGATGATGCCACGAGGGGACGCCAGAGCGCCAGTAGCGGCGTGTCGTGAGCGCCTTCCGAGTTCACCCGAGCGGCTGGCCGTCCATGTCGGTCAGGAACTTGGGCAGCAGTACGGTGAGGGCGCGTGCGACGTCCTCCGTGATTCGCAGCGTGATCGGCTCGTTGCTGCCAGCCTCGTCGTACCCAAACTTGACCGTGATCATCGTCGGATCTCCGCTGTCCTGGCTGACGCCGAGGAGGGCGGTTACCGGCCGCATGTCTGCGGCATCGAGGTCAGCGCCCATCAAGACCACCCTGTCGTTGATGTCGTACTTGAAGGGCTCGCCGCGGTCGAGCTGAGCGAGGTGCTCCGGGCAGACCGCGAACGTCTCTGACAGAGGGTCCATGGCGTCGACCGTCCGGAACGCCGTGGCCTGCTCAGGGCAACGAAGCACGGAGCACTCGAAGATCTCGGGACGGATGCGCTCGACTCGGATGCGGTCATCACTCATGGCTGGACGATAGCGGTGGAGGCGGGCGCGGAGGCGGCCGCGAGCAGCGCGAAGGCGTCCCCCAGCCGGTAGAGCCTCTCGGTCGTGCCGTCGCGGCGCCGGCGGACGCGCTTCTCCGACCGCGGCCACGGACCCTGCATCGGCCGCAGATGGCCGCGGTGAATCCACGTGGCGATCGTCTGGCGGCCGACACGACCGCTGAGCGCGAGCACCAGCTCGGCGAACGTTAGGAGTGCCCACGGCCTGTGTCCCGGCAGCGTCTCCATCGCCGCGAGCGCGGTGAGGTGGAGGTCGGTGGTGGTGTCCCAGGAGCGGTGGCAGCGGGTGCAGCGGACGGTGTCGGCGAGACCTTCGGTAGGCAGGCCGCGGCGGTGGGTGGCGGGGTCGGCCTCGTGGGTGGGGGTGTGGTCGGCGCGGGGTTGCCAGTCGCGGACGGTGGTGCCGCCGCAGTCGGGGCATGGGGTGCCTTCGGGGACGGGGGTGATGCCGAGGATGCGGCGGACGGTGGTGCGGACCTGGCGGGCCTCGTGCTGGTACTGGTTCCAGTCGGAGTCGTTGGGGTTCTGGAGTGCCCAGAGGGTGTGGTCGGCGAGGTAGGTCTCCCAGGTGTGGGGGTGGGGCTCGCCGCGGAAGTCGGCCCAGGTGTTGGCCCACTCGCGCAGGACGTCGAGGGCGGTCTCGGGGTGCTTGGCTCCGGTGAAGCCGGCGGCCGGGTCGGCGATGTGGGCGTCGAGGCCGAACGGCAGGCGCAGGTCGTCGTCGGAGCTGGTGGTGCGCACGAGGTCGTAGCGGGCGGAGCGGAGCCCGGTGACCTCGAGGACGGTGTACGGGAAGCGGTCGAGGTCGTCGAGGACGTCGAGCACGAGCCGGCGGCCGGCGGTGACGCAGCGGTCGCAGACGGTGAGGGCGGTGTGCTCGAGGCGGTGGCCGCAGTGGAGGCAGCCGGGCACGGTGAGCGTGCACGTGGCGCAGCCCCACACGGTGTGGCCGTCGGCGGCGGGGTCAACGACGACGCGCCAGTCGTGCTGGTCGCAGGTGGGGGTCATGAGCTGGAACCTCCGGGGGATCGGCGGGAGCCTCCCCGCTTGCCACGACGGCGACGGCGGGGAGTGGACGAGGGGGTCTGCTGGGGCTGGTGCCGGCGAGGCGGTGCAGGCGTGGCGGGGGGAGAGGTTGGCGAGCCCCCACCCGTAGGTGGGTGGTTACCCGAACCGAGAGATTCCCGACCCGACCCGGCATGACTACTTCTGTCGACCTGGGGAGTGGACTTCGCGGGGGACTTCTGGCCGAGTTCGGGCGCGGGACGCGCTGCCGCTGGCGCTGCGGGTCGCACACCCTGGCGGGGTGCGGTGTCCGCTGCTGCCTCGTGGGGCGCTGCGTCGTCGCTGCGGATGTTGGCCTCGGTGGGCCAGCCGTTCTCGGTCAGGAGCTTCGCGGTCCACTTCCCGTACAGGGGAGCGGTCGGGGCGGGGCGCAGCTGGTGGTTGTCGTCCCACAGCTCCGCGTTGTCCTTGCGGGCGGAGTTGCAGCCCAGGCAGGCCACGATGAGCGTGTCGACGGTGCCGGCCTCGCCGGGCTTGAGGTGGTCGAGGGTGCCGGTGCGGTTCGTCTTCTTGCCGCGCCACTGCACCAGGACCCCGCACCAGCGGCAGGTGTCGCCATCGCGGCGCCGCACTGGCACGACCAGCGCGGGGTCCCGGGTGTCGTTGCGCTGCTGCCGCTCCCACTCGATCTCGTCGCGCAGACGGATGTGGATGAACTCCGGGTCCTGGATGATCAGCCAGGCCCGGTGCCCCTTCGCGGTCGTGGTCGGGGTGAGCAGGCCGGCGGCCACGCAGAGGCGGATGAGCTCCTCGGTGCGTGAGCCGCCGAGCATGAGGGCGGTGCCGTAGTCGACGACGTAGTCCGTGGTGTGGGCCCCCGACAGGGTGGAGCAGCGCCAGAGCCAGCCGGCCACCTCGTTAACCGTCCGCTCGTCGGCGGACGGGTCGCCCGCGACCTGCATGAGGTCGGGGTAGGTGGCGGCGGAGTCGCCGTTGCGAACCCAAGGCACGGGATCGGTCTCCTGTCGTGGTGGTGCAGTAGTGGTGCGGTCAGTCGGAGCAGCGGCACTCGCCGGTCTGCGGGTTGATCACGCCGCCGCAGGAGTCGCAGCGCTCGAGCTGCCGGGGCGGGGTTGGGGTCGTCGTCATCGGTTCACCTCCTTCTGCTGCTCGTAGCGGGCGCGGATCTCCGCGAGGGTCGTGCCGGGCGGCGGGGCCGGCTGCCGCGGCGGCGCGTGCTCGTCACAGCGCCAGCCGCCCGCGTACAGCCGGGCCGGGGCCTTGCCGCAGGACGTGCAGGGCCGCGAGCGCCGGGGGCCCGTCATGTGGACGAGTCCTTCCACCAGCGCGGCCGGTAGGCGATGTGCCAGCGGCAGCCGGGCTCGTGCAGGGGCCGCTCGGGGTCGCCCTTGATCCGGTGCAGGGGGTGACGTCCTGGGCGGTCCTCGGGGTAGCAGCCGCACGGCTCGCTGGGACGCAGCGACCAGTCGATGTCCGCCAGCGTCACTTCGACGGACAGGCCTCCGAGCTCGTCGCCCGGGTAGGTGTTGGGGACGTAGGGGCGATCGAGGGCGAGAGTCCAGCCGCCCGCGTACCCCGACATCTCGCCGGCGTAGTAGATCGGCTCCCACTCGAGGGACTTCACGCGGTAGCCCCGCGACTCGACGGCCTCGCGGATCCGGCGCCGCGGTCGGCTCTCGCGGGTCATGCGTCCTCCTTCTCGCTGGCCATCGCTGCGTTCCACGCGGCCGCGAAGGCGTTGATGCCGGCGGCGGCCGCCGTGGTGACGCGGCGGAACGCGCGCGCGAAGGCGTCGAAGGTGGCGACGATGACGTCGAGGTCGACGGGTGCGTACCGTGCCGCGACGCCGGGGCGGTCGAGGTAGCCGCGCAGCGTGGCCGCGGCGAGCCGGACGCCGAGGTCGGTGCCGGCGGACAGGTGCGCGGCCGCGGTGGCGAGGACGTCGTCCTCGGTCGTGATCAGCGTGCCGCTGTCCGGGTCGATGCCGAGGCGGGCGCGCATGTACGCGGCCGTCTCGTGCTCGAGGTCGGCCACGAGCGCCCGGGCGTCGTCGATGGCCTCGGCGAGGGTGCCGGCCGCGGCGTAGTGAGCGGCGTGGAGCTCCATGCGGGTGAGCGCGACGGGCAGGCTGGTGCGTAGGTCGAGGGTGGCCATGGTTCAGGCCCTCCCCGCGCCGGTCACGGTGAGGGACCAGGCGCTCAGCTCGCCCGGGCGGTCGCCGGACTCGTGGTGCACGGCGATGACGGTCGCCTCCGGCAGCTTGGCGCGCTCGAGTTCGGCGACGAGGCGCTTGACCTCGGCCAGCGTCGGGCCGGCGCCCGTGCCGCGAGCGGTGTAGGTCGTCGTGATCATCGGTCAGGCCTCCCGCGTGGGGTCGGCGTAGACGAGCCCGGAGCGCTCGGGGATGAGCGCGCGGGCACTCGGCTCCAGATCGGAGGCGCCGACGAGCCGGGCGGCGTCCTCAGCGTCCTCCGCGACCCGGTCGAGCCACGCGAGCACGGCCTGCGCCTTCTCGATCGCCGGACGCAACTCGTCGGCGGCCCGGCCAGCGGTGTTGCGCAGCGTGTAGAGGAAGTCCGACGGGCCAGGCACGGGCGGAAGCCCTGCGGTGTCGGCGGCCGCGGCGGGAACGGGCTCGCCGCTCGGCTCGGGCTCGTCGAGGTCGACGCCGAACTCGGCGGCGACGTCGCGCAGGTCGTGGAGCTCAGGCGCGGCGGGAGCGTCGACCTGCCACGAGTCGACCTCGGTGCCGTCGGGGATCCCGAGGTACGCCAGAGCCGTGTCGAGCTGCCGGGCGGCGTAGACGTCGAGCAGGCGCTGGCCGTTCTCGCCGTCGCGCATGTTGCCCCAGCTGTCCTCGGTGTACTCGGGCGCGACCTCGTAGCCGTAGTAGCGGAGCACCTTGTCGACGGCAGCGCGGAACTCGGGCTCGTGGTCGACGTCGCAGCCCCCGGCCCCCTCGAGGTGCTCGTCGTGGGAGCGGATGCTCGCCGCGACGGCGTCGAGCTCCGCCGCGACGCCCGCGTCCAGCGGCAGGCCGGTGATGCTGTAGAGGGTGATCTTCGGCATGGGTCAGTCCTCCTCGGGCCAGGCGACCTTGGCCATGGCGTCGGTGTGGGTGGTGGGCAGGTGGTCGATGGGCTGGCCGACGTGGCGGGCGCCCATGGCGGCCAGCACGAGGGCATCGGCCTCGTCGTTGCCGGTGACGTCGACGTCCGGGTAGCGGCGCACGACGGCGGCGAGCACCGCGTCCTTGCCGGCGTTGCCCTTGCCGGTCGCGTACTTCGCGCGGGCGGTCGGGCTGACGACCGCGACGGGGGTGTTCCGGGCGAGCACGCTCTCGACGACGAGCCACCACAGGCCGGCGCGCTCGGTGGCGTGCGGGCTGGTGCTGGCGAACGCGAGCCCCTCGACGACGACCAGGTCGGCGCTGCGCGTCCAGCCGGCGACGGCGTCGCGGATGGTCCGCAGACGCTGACGGCGGGCCAGCAGGCTGTCGCCGTCGGGCTTGGTCTGGATGCGCGCGACGGTGGCGCGGCCGCCGAGGTCCGGGTAGACGGCCGAGACGCCGGTGGACGCGAGGGAGAGGTCGAGGCCGACGATCTTCACGAGGCACGCTCCCCGCGGCGGCGCAACAGCCGGCGCGCGGCGGCAGCCTCGGCGCACGCGAGCACGACGACGGCAAGCGAGACGGTGACGACGACGGCCGCGCCGGCGACGGTGACGATGGCGGCCGCGCTCACTGCGCGCCGCCAAGCGAGCTGTCGGCCTCCTCGGCCGTCTCGATGCGGGCGAGGACCTCGTTGAGCGCGGACGGCGGCAGGAGCACGTCGCGGGCCTTGCTGCCCTCGCGGGGTGCGACGACCTCGAGCCGCTCGAGCTCGTCCATGACGGCGCCGGCCTTGGCGAAGCCGATGCGCAGCTTGCGCTGCAGCATGCTGGTCGAGCCGAACTGCGTGGGAGCACCAGTCGGGCAGCGTCGCGCAGGAGGTTGGTATCGACGTCGAGAACCTCGGGGTTGTTCGTGACCTCGTAGAGCCGCTGGACGACCTCGACGAGGGTCTCCGGCTCCTCGACGGGCCGGAAGTCGCCGGCGGCGCGGCTCAGGCGCCCCGAACCAGGCGTTGTCGGCCGCGTGCGCCTCCTCGGCGTCGAGGTCGATCGGCATGATGACGCCGACCGCGCACTCGTCGACGTCGCCGACGCGCACCGTCCACCCGGCGACCCGGTCGGACGTCGGGTGCCGGCGCGGCGTGACCTTGAGCGGGTACTGGTAGACGTTCGCCGTCTTGACCCAACGCGTGAGCAGCTCGGTGTTCAGGCCCTGGCGGACCTCCTCGCGCGTCGGCAGCGAGAGCGTCGAGGCGATGAGCCGCGGCACGTCCGGGAAGCCGCCGCCCGGGCGCACGACGTCGTCCGTGGGGATGCGCGGCACGGTCAGCGAGCGCCCGTCGAGGAAGGCGTCCTCCTCGGTGAAGGTGACGTCCTTGGCGGTGACGTACAGGTGGAAGGCATCCTGCTCCCACTGGTGGCGGGCGTCCTTGTCGCGCGGCGGGGTGAGCACGGCGAGCACCTCGCGCGCCGAGCGGGGCTCGATGTCGACGGTCGCCAGCTCGGGCAGCTCAAGGACGTCGTGCACGCTGATCCGGGCCGCGGCCGCGGTGTAGCGGTCGAGCGCGAGGGCCAGCACGGTGCTGTCGTCGACGAACTGCAGACGCACGCGCTGCAGCGCGGGGATGTTGTCGTCGGCGCACACGTGCGGCAGCACGGCCGCGAGCGCCATGCGCAGGGTCGCGCGGCCGACGTACACGTCGACGGGCGGCGCCGTCGGCGTCGTGGCCGGCGTCTCGGCCTCGGTGGTCGTCATGCGTCCTCCTGCTGGGTGGGCTGGTCGGTGTCGGGCGCTGAGGCCCAGCGGCCGACGAGTGGATTGACGCCGTACTCGAGCGACGCGAGTAGGTGGGCGCGGGCGTCGCGGTCGGTCTGTCGGCGGCCGGGGGTCATGCGGAGGCCTCTCTGGCGGGCTGGTGGATGCGCAGGTGGCTACCGAGCGCGTTGAGCGTGGCGGCGTGGCTGACCGCGGTGATGTCGAGGTGGCCGCAGACGGAGCACGTGGCCCGCCAGCGGTTGCCAGCGCGGCGCACGGAGCCGCGGGCGGCCGGCGGCGTCACGACGGGGCGGTCGGCGAGGTAGGCGTCGAGGACGTCCCAGCCGGGCAGCCCGGTCGTGGGGACGTCGATCCCGTTGGCGATCGCCCACTCGCGCAGCGTGCGAGCGGTCAGCCCAGCGTCCTCGATCGCCTGGCGCAGCTTCGCGAGCGTGGAGACGCCCGGGCGCGCCGATCCGTGGCCGGTGACGCTGGCCGGCGGCCGCGCCTCGATGCCGTTGGTCCGCATGACGCGGCGCACGACCTGGTAGGTCAGCTGCAGCCTCTCGGCGACCTCGGTCTGGCTGAGGCCTTCGTCGACGTACAGGCGCCGGATCGCGGCGACGACGCGGGGGTCGTCGGCGATCTTGTTCCGGCCGCCGGAGTGCGTGGAGCGGTCGTCGCGCATCACGACGCCCGGCGTGGCCTTGAGCAGGTCGCGCGCCGTGCGGGTGGAGTGCCCACGCTTCCGGGCGATCTGCGGGATCGTCATGCGGTCCTCCGTGTACTCCCGGACGATGGCCGCGGCGTCCGGCTTCGGCCTCGACGCCGCGCGCGGCCGCGGGGCTGCCTGCGGGGCCGGCCGCGTGGCAGGCCGGGGCGTGGGCGCGGACCGGCGGCGCGGCTTGGCGGTGGGCGCCGGCGCGCTCGGCAGCCGGGGCGTCGGCTTCGGGGTGGTGCCCGCAGGGCGCGGGTGCGCGGCCGTGGCCGCGCCCTCGACCTCAACGGCACCGGGCGCGCCAACACCCGTCGGGGTGCCGGAGGGAGCGCCCGCGCCCTGCGGGGTCTGGTCAGCCGCGAGCGCCGCGGGGGCGTCCTCGGGCTGGGTCTCGGTCTCGTCGACGGGCGCGGCGTCACCGGCGGCGAGGAGGTCGTCGAGCTCGTCGCGCCGCGGCGGGGTGGTGAACGCGAGCTCGGTGTAGGTCGGGTCCGTGTGCGGCGCGAAGCGGTCGACCTCCTCCTCGCGCTCGGTGCGGGGGCCGAACGGGGAGCGGTCCCGCCAGTTGGTCTTGGCCTCCATGCGGGCGCGGACGGCCTCGCGCGACTCGCGAGGCTCGCGGGGGAGGTCGATCGGGTCGCCGTAGTGCAGCGGTCCGCCGGCGGCGGTGATCCCCTGGGAGCGCATCACTTCCTCCCCTCTCGGGAGAGGTAGTCGTCGAGCCAGGTCTGCTCGACGTCGGCGAGCGTGTAGCCCCACGCCTGCAGCTGCTGCAGGTGCAGCACGCCGGCGGGCGTGTAGCCGCCGTAGCTGTAGGCGCGGCTGCGCCAGAACTCGCGGTGCAGGTTCGACTCGCCGATCGCGGCCGCGAGCGCCAGGAGGTAGCGGTGGGCGTTCTTGGTGCCCTGCGGGGCGACGTTGACGCCGTCGGGCATGAGGTCGTGGAGGGCGTCGGTGGCCTGCATGCCGGCCTGGGTGCGGTGCTCGGCGAGCATGCGGGCGGCGTAGGTGACGGCGTCGGTGGGCGGGGTGGCGCGCTGCAGCAGGTCGCGGATGAAGGTGCGACGGACGACGATCGCGGCGTCGGCGGCCTTGTTGTTCGCGATGACGCGGCGGCGCTCGGCGGCCTTGTCGTCGGGCTTGGGGCCCGAGGTGGCCGTGGCGGTGTTGCGCGCGTACCGGTTGAAGTGGCCGTGCGTCTTCCAGTCGCCGCAGTAGGCCGTCTCGCTGAGCACGGGCTCGTGCAGGCCGCCCATGGAGTGCACGACCACGAAGTGCCCGGGGCACTTGAGCTGGTGCGCGGTCGGGTCGATCGCGGGCGCGGTGCCGGAGGCGTTCGGGGTGTCGGTGAGGAGGTCGAGCGCCGACCGGTTGGGGTAGTCGGTCACGTCGTCGACGACGGTCACGCCCTGGGCGCGCAGCTCGGCGACGCGGGCGGCGACGGCGTCGCGCTCGGCCTTGTCGCGTCGCGCGCGCTCGAGCTCGTGGTCGATGACCTCGGGTCGGGTCAGCGCGACGTCGGTGAGCCGCTCGACGGTGTCCTGGTCGCCGTCGAACGCGGCGATCTTGGCGGCGGTCACGAGGTCGACCTCGCGCTCGGCGACCACCGCGCGCGTCTCCTCAGAGGCGTCTGCGAGCGCGAGCGCGGCCTGGACCTCCTCCTTGGGCCGGGCGGTGCGCTTGGCGATCTGCGCCGGCGAGAGCCCGAAGAGCGACAGCTGCTTGACGGCGGCGGCGTCGTCGGCCGTGGTGATGCCGGCGCGGTGGTGGTTCTCGGCGAGCTGCTCGACGATGCGGTCGGCCTCGTCGGCGATGTCCTCGACGAGCACGACGGGCACCTCGGGCAGGCCGGCCTCGAGCGCGGCGAGGGTGCGGCGCTGCCCGGTGACGACCTGCAGCTGGCCGAGGGCGTCGTACTTCACCTCGATCGGCTGGCGCACGCCGCGCTGTGCGATGTCGCGCTTGAACGCCGTGTCGAGCACGACCGTCTGGCGGACGTTCTCGGCCAGCACGAGGGCGCGCGGGTCGACGCGGGTCGGCGCGGCGACGTGCGGCGTGGCGGCGTTCACTCGGCACCGCCCGGGAGGCGGTGGACGCGGGTCCAGTGCAGCGCGTTGATCGTCTCGAGCTTCACGATGCGGCCGTCACCGTCGAGCGGCCCGTAGAGGGACAGGCTGCCGTCGTGCACCTTCCAGTGCGCGACGTTCTCGACGTCGTAGAACGGCTGGCCCGGCTCGCCGGTACGGATGCGCACGGTGAACGTCTCGGGCGTGAAAGCCCGCCCGGGCGCCGGGGTGTCCTCCCGCATCGGCAGGCCGACGACCGGCACCGCGGTCATGCGGGCGACGTCGGCAGGGGTCGGGACGCGGGGCGTCGTGGGCGTCTCATCGCCATCGACGAGGGACAGGTGCGTGTCGGTCATCGCGTTCTCCACGGGGTAGGGCGGTGCGGGGTCAGTCGTCGTTGCCGGCGGCAAGCGCCTGCCAGTCCACGGGCGGAGCGGGGATGCGGATCAGGCGGTCGACGGCGGCGGCTTGGGCTCTTCGGCAGGTGGGGCAGGCGAGGTAGCCCCCGCGGGTCTGCTCGCCGGGCCGCCAGCCGTGGCCGCAGTCGTCGGCCGTCACGGGTCAGCCGCTCTCGGGGCGGTACGGGGCGGGCGTGCGGCGGTAGATCCGGACGCGCGCGCCCTTGGCCGTCCGTCCGGTGGAGGGCTCGTAGGCGGCCTGTCGGCGGCCGCGGACGATGTCCGTCACCGGCTCGATGAGGCCGGCGGCCACGGCGCGGTCGAACAGCCGGGATCGGGCCGAGGTGGGCACGAACGCCTCGTCGAGCTGGCGGCGGATCAGGTTCACGGAGAACTCCGTGCCGGGCCGCACGGCGCCGACGGCGGCCATGAACGCGGCCACCTGCGCGTCAGTGCAGGCGGTGCCGGCGTAGCGGCGGGCGCGGACTCCGGCCGCCGTCGCGGCGGGCATCGAGGGCAGGTCGGTGACGGTCATCGGCTCTTCTCTTGCTCGACACGGATGGCGCGGGCGCGCAGGAAGAGCACGAGCACGACCAGCAGCAGGACGATCGCCCACCCGGTGCCACCGGACAGCGGCGGGGCAGACAGAGCGAGGAAGCCAGCGCAAGCGCCCAACACGAGAGCGACGACAACGAGGAGCGCGGACGCGAGGCGCTTCATCGGGCACGTCCACGGGCAGCGGTGATCGGGACGACGGTGGCATTCGTCTGGTGCGGGCACTCGGCGCCGCGGACCCAAGCTGCGGCGCAGCGGCGCTCGACGAGCCAGCGGCCACGCTTGACGCGCTGGTGGCCGTGCAGGTCGCCGGCGCGGATGGCGTCGCGGACGGTCTCGGGGTGGCGGCGGAACTCGGCACCCACCTCTGCGGGCGTCAGCGGCTCGCGCGCCCATGCCTCCATGGGGGCGGGCGCGGCATCGGCTGCAGCCGGTGCGTGCATCAGAGCGGTGCTCACGGCTAGGCTTCCTCTCGGTGTAGGGAGCCCCGGCGGTCTGGCAGGACCGATGCCGGGGCTTTCTGCTGCTTCAGGCCGCGGCGTCGTCGTCGACGCGCCGCCGAGGAGCGGTCGGCCCGCGCTCCATGGCAGCCTCGGCCCGGGCCAGGAGCTCCGAGGCAGTGAGGCCGAGGCCCGCCGCGATCTGGCTGAGCGTCTCCGTCGACATCGCCCGGAGCCCGCGGGTCCAGCGCGACAGCGATGCGCGGTCGAGCCGGCTGCGAGAGGCGAGAGCGACCCCTGTCAGGCCCTGGCACTCCATCTCCCGCCGGATCTCCCCGGCGAGCGCCCCGGTGATCCCCCCTGGGCCATTTGGCACATCAACCATGGGTGAAAGCATGTGGGCCAAATGGCACAGTGTCAAGCGCATCTGGTCATCGGCTGGGCCATATGGCAATGTGTGCCGTATGGCACGGACCCCGAAGCAGCTAGGCCCCCACGACGAGCAGGTGGCCGAGATCCTGCGCGAGCGCTTCGCCGAAGCTGGCATCACGCAGGTCGAGCTCGAGGCGCGCTCCGGCATCTCGCGGAAGCGGCTCGGCAAGATCTTCAACGCCGAGGCTCCGCCGGCCACCGTCGGCGAGATCTACCAGATGAGCGAGGTGCTGGACTTGCGCGTGTCCGACGTCGTGCGGTGGGCCGAGGAGCGCGTCGCCGCGAGCTCTGCTGCGCCGCCGGAGGCGCCGCTGGTAACGCTCGACGGCGAGGTCGTCGACCCTGAGGACTACACGCTCGCGGCCATGGACCGCGACGCCGACGACGAGGTCGAGGCTCGCCAGGTCGAGCCGTAGCAGGGGAGCACGTGGGGGGAGAAGGCAGGGTGCAGATGACGATGGACGAACTGATCGCCCACGCGGAGTCGTTGGGGATGAAGGTGAAGTGGGCGGACTTGAACCGGCGCGCTGGTGAGGTGCGCCGCAGCGGCTTGACCCTGATCAACCACCGCAAGTCCGAGACGACCCAGCGCATCGCGCTCGCCCACGAGATCGGGCACTGGGTGCACGGACACGGGTACTCCGCCATGCACGACGTGCCGCGCGACGAGCTGCAGGCCGACACCCACGCCGCGCACCTGCTCATCTCGCCCGTCGACTACGCGCTAGCCGAGCGCATGCACGAGGGCCACCTCGGCGCGATCGCGCGCGAGCTCGACGTCGACACCCGCATCGTGCAGGTCTGGCGCGACCACGTGCTGCGCCGCGCCGCCGCGAGCGCAGGGATGGCCGCCGTGCGCTCGGCGCGGCACCTGCGAGCCGTGGGCTGATGGCCTGGGTTCGGCAGTCGTCGTCCGGGAAGTGGATGGCGAAGTACCGCGACGCCGACGGGCGCGAGCGCACAGCGCCCGGCAGCCCGTTCACGCACAAGAAGGCGGCCGAGCGCGCGGCCGCGGCCGCCGAGAGGGACGCACGCTCGCTCGGCTGGCGCGATCCCGAGGCAGCCGGGCGGACGTGGGGCGAGTGGTGCGACGAGTGGTGGCCGACCCGGCGGCGCGCCGCGTCGACGATGGCGACCGACGCAGGCCGCATCGAGAAGATCCTCAGACCGCGCTGGGGCGACGTTCGGCTGGTCGACATCACCCGTCAGGAGGTCAAGGCCTGGGCCGCCGAGCTGGCCGCCTATACCGACGCCGACGGCGTTGAGCGCACCCGCGCCGCGGCCACCGTCAAGGCGATCGTCAACCTGCTGTCGGTCTCCCTGGCCGCCGCGGTGGACGCCGAGATCCTGCCGACCAACCCCGCCATGCGGCTGGCGCTGCCCGGCACACCGCCGGGCGCCGAGCGCTACCTCACGCGCGAGGAGTTCGACGCGATCTGCGAGCACCTGGACGGGCCCTACCTCGCGATGACCCTGCTGCTGGTCGGCACCGGCCTGCGCTGGGGCGAGGCCGCCGGGCTGCACCGCGCCCGCGTCGACGCCCGCCGCGGCGTCGTCCACGTCATCGAGGCGTGGTCGGACAAGGGCCGGCACATGAAGCCCTACCCGAAGGGCCGGCGCAAGCGGCAGGTCCCGATCCCCGAGTGGGTCGACCTGTCCGCACTCGAGCAGCCGGCGCGCGGCCGCACCTGCGGCTACCGGCACGTCGAGGGCGCCTGCGTCGGGCCGCTGCTGATCACCATGCCCAGCGGCGCCCAGGTCGAGTACGCGCAGTACGCCAAGGCGTTTCGCCGCGCCCTCGCGCTGGCCGACGTCGGCCACGCCCGGGTGCACGACCTGCGGCACACCTACGCCTCGTGGCTGCTGCAGTCCGGTCGGGTCTCGCTGGCCGAGGTCGGCAAGCTGCTCGGCCACGTCTCGCCGCTGACGACCCAGCGCTACGCCCACCTCGACGAGCTCGAGGCCGACAAGGTGCTCGCCGCCCTCGGGCCGGCGCCCGTGGCCGCCGGCGGCACCAGCCCGATCGACGAGCTCGCCGCTCGCCGCGCCCGCCGCCAGGCTCGATAACGCAGACAGCCCCGCTGGCCGGAGGGCCGACGGGGCTGCCTGCGGATGGGCGGTTTAGAAGACCCTGACCATGATCATCCCGATGGTCATGAAGGCGGCGAGGCCGGTTGCGACCCACCCGAGCGCGATGGCCGCAATGGCCATACCTCGGCCGCCCGCGGCACGTCCTTCCGCGTGCTCCTGTCCGATCTGCCGCCGGCCGACGTGTCCGCACACAACCGCCGTGACGCTGATCAGCAGCCCAATGATGGGAAGGATGAACAGGAGCATCCCGAGGATGCCGGCGACCAGGCCGATCACGGACAACGTGTTGATGGGCGGCTTCACCGCGTAGACCGGCACGTACTGGACCGGCACGTACTGGACCTGCGGGGGCGGCTGGTGCGGGGGCTGGTGCGGCGGCTCGGCAGTCACGACCGACAGTATGCGGGTGGACCTTCGCTACGGTCGGCGTCCCGAGCGGGTGAAAGCGGCAGCCCGAGGCGATGGGGCAGCGTGCCCGTCGACGCGGTCACCAGTGCCCGGAGCCGGGAGCGCTGGCGCCATCCGTGAGTGCTGCGACAACGGCCCTCCCGCTTCGGCGGAAGGGCCGTCGTCGTACTGGGCTATCTCGACGATCGGTTGAGCGCGCGCCAAAGCTTGATCTCGAACGTGCCGTCGCGAATCGACCAGACGATAAGCGGGAGCACAGCAGCAAGGACGAGCAGTAGCGCTGGATTGGACCCCCGTGCGACCGCCGCGACGATCACGACTACGGCGGCGATCCCGAACATGAGCGCGAGCGCGTCGACCGCAAGAAGCGCGCGGTTAGTCTGGCGCACCCGACTGCTGGCCTTCCTCCGCATCATTCGCACCCCGTCGCGTCCTGACGACCTTGGTCAGCGTCCAGTCGATCTTGTTTCGGCCCTCGCGTTCGAACGTCTCCTCGACGAGCGTCACGCGGAAGATGTCGTTCTTCCCGTACTGGGTTCCGCGCTCGACGCTCGCGAGGAACTCCTCATCAGCGATCGTAGCCTTCTTGGTTCGGCCAAGGGCAGCCACCTGCCACTGGGTCGGGTCGCTGAAGTTGATCGCCTTGAGCTGCGCCTCGATGTCCGGGTGGACGTCCTTGTTGGGCTCCTTCTCGGGCTCCGTAGCCGCGGCCGCGTAGTAGTCCCGCTTCTCCGCCCGAACGTCGGTGGGCGTCGCCAGGACGGCTCGAGAGTCGGCGTCGCGGTCGGCGACGCGCACCTCCATGAAGGAGGCGTCCTCGGACATCGGGGCCTGGAGCTGCGCCATGGCCTTGCGGGTGCGCCGCGAGGGCGTGTTGATCAGCTTCCAGACCTCCTCCGACACCTCCTCCGGCCCTTCCCCCGGCCACGTGATCAGGTAGTTGCCGGTGTCGAGCCGCTCGACGCTCTCAGGCTTCTTCCGCAGGCGCTTGATCGCGGTGCCGATGACAGCCTTCACGGCGTACCCGGCGCCGCCGAGGATGGCAGTCGCGCCGGGGACCGACCAAGTCGGGTTATCGACGGCCCACTGCAGCACGGCCTCGACCGTGACCGAGCCCTCCTTGATCGGCCGCACCCGGACCTCCGGAGGCGGGCCGTCACCGAAGACACCCGCCTTGGCAGAGTCGGACACGAGCGTCGTGAGCCCCTGCAACACCTCCGCCAGGTCCCTGGCATTGATGTCGTGGTACTCGCCCTGCTCGTCGCCGAAGCGCAGTTGGATCATGTCCCGATCCATCTCGTGGACCTCAGGCTGATCCAGCTCGTCCAT